GCCGTATGCGTTTTCATATTCATGTCGCGAATGATGTTATTGCAACCATATACGAACATGTCCATGTCGTCGCTCATGCACCCCCAGAAGTTTTGATGTATCACCATGGTCGCACACAATGTATCAGCTTCGCTCGGAGCGGTACAGTATGACACGTTTTCTTCGTCAAACATCTGTTTCACCAAATCAACCTTGTCACGCGTGATCACGACCGAACTGCGTCGCAGTCTATCGTATTCAATCACAAGTTTCTTCTTATCTTCATCGGGAAGAGCAATGTCCTGTAAACGATTTGTTATGTCATTGCATTCGGATGCTGCGACCTGACGCTGTTGTTTGCGATAGAACAACGTGTCCATCTTCTCGGCGGGCGGCTTGCCGTCGAACACGAACGTGGGATGGATTTCGTACTGACGCAACATCGAAACAAATGCACGCATGTTGTCTAGGAGCATACCATCCGCTTCAAACTTGTACAAATATATACTGACATCAATCGCAATGTGTTTATGTGCCAAGTCCTCTAAATGAATCTGTCGTATAGATGTGGGACACTTTTTTTTCAAGAAGGAGTTCAAGTATCGGATACCCATATACTAATGTTTATTTGGTTTTTGTTGTGGTTATACTGTCGTATATGAGGTATGTGATGGAATCAATTTTAGCACAAGATTATCCTTTGTTCAAGCTTACTCGTTTTCGGCTGTTTGCTTATTACATTACACTTACCGATGTAGGCGACGCGTCTTTCGTTTCGTTCCTTTTCGTTTCGTTCCTTTTCGCTTCTTTCTAGAGAAGGATGCTGGCCACGTCTTTCGGCGTCGTGTTCGTTTCATTCTTCTTCCTCCACTAGGAAAGTACTCACCTTTACTAAATGCATCGTTTCTTCTTTCGGTTTCGTTTTTGTCATTTGTTGATATATGTTTCAGATATTCATTCAGAGTGGGTGAGGATGTATCCACCTCTCTTACGGTACTTGGTAGTGAGCTAATGGAAATAAATGGATTATTATCTTGTAAGTCGGATTGGGTTGGACTACGCACCATTTTCGGTAGTTCTGATTTAGTATCATGGGTTACCCGAGGGTAATGAATATGTTCAGGTGGATCGTACACATTGAAACTGTTGGATCTCTCATTGGCTCCAAATCGTATGGTTTTGCCAGAGGTGAGTTGATTTTCAACGTCTCGGGTTCGTGACGTGTTTATATTATTATTTGGCCCCTTCATAGAAGAACGGCGGTTTACTATAGGTATAGGTATCCATGGCGGGTTTCCTTCTGGGTTCCATCGCGACGAATCTTGTTGTTCTCCAAATGGAGAACCCGTTGAGCGACGAACAATACTCATATACTGTATTTCTTATCTATAGTATATGCAACGATAATCCTTAGCCCAGTTCGCATACAGTCATGCGCATCGTATTGGCGACCCATTCTTCTGACTCACCATCATCCCCCAAAACAGATTCTGACGAGGATTCTGAAATGGCATTGAAACACTTTTTGGAACCGATGGCGCGAACATTCTTTCGTGTGACCGCGGCGGAATGAACTCGTGTAATCAACTGTGCAAACGCGACAGTATTCGCATCAGTCTTGCGAAACGTCATAATCCCGCCAACACCATTGTTGTTATCACACCATTCCAAGAAGTCCCCATAGTTCACGAGAAGAAGTGCAGTCAGAACATAGTACGCGAATATATTGGTATTCTCACGGTAAAGATGTGTTCGCGCAAGAACCGCTTTGGCTGATGTGCTATGTAAATCGGAATAGGTTACTCCCATAAACCGTAACACCTTGTGCATCTGGAATATGCGCCATGCGGCCTCAAACCCCAAAAGTAATTCAACTGCGTTCACAAAGGACGCCTTGTCGGCAAACTGATTGCTGAGCCGATTACCAAAACATAAATAACTACAGAAACAAGCATTGATGATTGATGCCCACGTCTCCGTATATGTTTCATACAGATTCATGTCACTCTTCACTGGGAACACGTCGCGCATCGTGGCGCGAGCCGCATCCAGATTCGGCATACCTGCGAAATCTAGTCCCAACATATGGAACGTCTCGTGGATAAACACCTTGAACCACTCCTCATTGCGAAATAGAACAATCTCCGACTCACTCACTGCTACTGATCTAGGTGATCTGGACGAACTTCTACCACTCCCTGTGTCAGTGATGGGACATGCATACGTAAAGGCTGTGTTCGCGTGCGATATACCCACTATGTCGGTCTGGCGTTCAGGAAGAGACTTGCGCAGAGGAGTGTCATATATATAGACGCATATGTTCGTCCCACATGCATCAGGTGCGTGTTTAAATGCGATATCAAGCCACAATAGCATACGCTCAAAATGCTTGGTGTAAGTGTCCACATGCGGTGCGGCCTCGGTATGGTCGGTGATGAACTTCACACATATTTTTCGTTCGCCAATTCGCGACGAGAACTGGAATAGATAGGAACTTTTTGTATGAATGTAAGCATGCACATTTCGTGGTACGGATGATAGACCCAGTGTCTTGGGGACGGGGACAGAACCAGATTGAATGGCGCGCGTTATCACATTATTGAACGCTGGACCAAGAGATCGTTTCATGCGTTGAATCGTCTTACATGAAGTAACCATGTCATCGTATATATTTCCTAGAAGCTTTGCAGTGGATTTTCGGCGTGGAACAGAAGGAAGACAATCAATTGTATCAGACGACGAAAACAGTTGTAGAATAGTCTCCGTATCGGGTGCAAATGAGGTGGGTTTCATTATTATTGCCTGTATATACTACATGCGGAACTTTTTCTATATGATTAGACCATAATGGTTATTGATTCCTATCCACCATCTGTATAATAATATATAGCCGCATTTAGCACTATATATTATATCTATTCAACGAACTTGTTTGTTTGGGTTTTATGCACTACAGTGCTTTTACATCTTTACTGGTTTTCATAATGTCTAACTAAGCATAGTTAGGCGGCAGCAGCGGCGACATCATCGCTCTTCTTGTGGAAGTGAGGGCTCATAAACTTTTGGAGGTTAAAATAACTTAGGACATCTTCAGAGGTGAGGTGAAGAAGCTTCTTAAGCTTGGCGTCAGGGTTGATTTGACGACCATTATCCTTGTCCTGAAGCTTGTGCTCCTTGACATAGGCTGTGATCTCCTTGGTCACATCAGTGCGAGCCATCTCAACGCCCTTATCCACACCGAGGAAATCGGCAAGCTCGTCACTGATGCGAGCAGCCTTCACGAATCCACTAGGGGCGCGATTACCAACCTTACGCTTCTTCTTGGCGGCTTTCTGGGATTGCTTAATAACACGAGTCCACTTCTTCTCAATAACACGATACTCAGTCTTGATAGCAGTGAGCATGCCACCTAGTTGCTGAAGCTTGGCGAAAAAGACGGCGGACACTTCCATGAGCTCGTTCTCCTCGTTCTTCTCTTCAACGACCTCTTCGTCTCCACCACCAGCGGCGACCACAACCTCATTCACGATGGGTGCGGCGACGACAGGGGCGGGAGCAGCGACCTTCTTGACAACCTTCTTAGGGGTTGCAGGGGGCTTTGCGGCGGTTGTCTTGGGGGTGGATTCCTTGGTGTTCTCAGTGGAGGGTGTTGTCATCTTCTTGGCTACCATTATAATCTACTTAGTCACTATCTTTCTAAGTAGGTTTGGAGTAATATACACAATACATATTATGTGATGCAATATGAAGCCATTCTTTATATGCTCATGTAAAACATAATGTACTATAATCAGTATTTTGACGCATTGATCAAACATATGCGACCGATTCGTAGAACCAGGGCATGCTCTCGCGCGCGCCTTGACTGACAAGGGTGAGTGCTTGTAGCGCAATGATTGCACCTAAAGCTCTATCGTCGTCGGTCACCCCAGACGTCACTAGTGACATCATCAAGAACAATGCTATCTCACGATGAATAGTCAGATCTTCTTCTTCTTCTTCTTCTCCTCCTCCTCCCATAGTAGGCGAGTTCGTCGTGCTATTGATCATCGCATGGAGCATTATTTGTATGCCGTGAAAGGGATTGGTTGGACAAATGCGCATACGCACATCAAGTGGTAGTGCGGCGCGGTACACCCATATATCATCTATTTCGCGCACAAGTCGTATCAGACTCGTTCTATTCAGGTCCATGAACCAACTCATACTAGAGTAGTGCCCATGACTGTCGATTGCGGTAAAGAGATCTCGTGCGCGCACTTCGTTGTTTGGATGAGATAACTGTGCATCTGGTTCTGGAGGCGCTTCCATGTCTATGTCCAAGCATACATTGTATATCTTCTTGGTTAGTCGTATTAGTGCACGCATGTCCGAGAAGACCTTGGTAGGAATGATTGAACGGTTGTACGGGTTTTGTACTTCAAAGGGTTTTGTACTATTGAGTTTGAGGTTGTAGAGAGAAACGAGATCGAACCCATAGACAAATCCGTCATCAGACGCATAACTCGTGAACTGATTACATCCAATATCTGACATGAGATCACCAGTAAGGAAGTCAGTATCGTTGTTGCATTTACTACGCGATAGGAACGCGGGCCCACGCAATGCGTTACATCGGCGACGCAAGTGGCCACGGTAAAGACTCTGCAATGGCGTCGCATGCGCATACATAGTGAGGTACGTATATACACGCGCCATCAGTTCATTGACAGATCCAGATATGCGTAGCTTGTGGTACCGAGCAATAGCTTTCAACTGGTCCTTCTTGTAGTTGTAAGAGAGAAACCCCGACTGATCAACGAAATCAGGCATGACAAACTCTGTGTCAGGACACCGTCTCTTCTTGGTGGCATTCTTGGAAAATATTGCCATTGTGCGTTTCTCTAGACGTTTGAAGAGCGCGGTCTTAATGCTTTTGGGACTCATTGGACTACATGGGCTAACATGCCTACTATCAACATCACATGTCTCTCTCTCGCACAACATACTCAATAATGGATTGTCATCAGGAGAGACAGATGGTATTGTGATAGGAAGGATAACAATGTTGTTTGTTATGGCCGTTGTTTGACCGTTTGATTCCATTAATAATAATGGGGAATCATCTTCTAATATAATGATGTTGTTCACCTCATCTGTAGTAGGCGGACCACCTAGATCATGAATGTTGTTCACATCGTCCGTGGTAATCAGACCACCTATGTCTAATAATGGAAACATGTTTGCACTTGTGTCTGAAATCATATTATGTGTCTAGTATACCTAAACACAATCACTCTATACATTGCTCTCGCCTACTATAATTTTTGAAACGTCGGTATTAAATGTGGGTTGTTGTCGTACGTACGGACGGTGTCCCACTGTCTCTAAAAGAATTGATTTAAAGGCAGAGCCCCTATCTAGTGTATATACCCCACGAAAGCTAAGACAAGCAAGATGAACACAATTGTTGACGGAACCACCCTATTTAACACTGACCACATTAAGTATCCTCCCATGAAGGTGCTTGCAAACGGTGGAAAGATTATGAATGTGCGTAACTCAAAGACCAATAACGCGTTACGATTCTCCACTCCCCTCATGCTCACATGGGGCGCCTCCGACTACGAAGGCAATGAAAAGTTTGAATTATCATTACAATTTCCTAACACCGATAACCAGACAGAAGCTACATCAAACTTCCTGCGCAACATGACGGCCTTTGAGAACCAAATCAAAGCAGACGCTATCACCAACAGCAAAGAATGGCTCGGCAAGGCTAAAATCAGCCCCGATGTACTTGACGCAATGTGGACACCCATGTTGAAGTATCCCAAGGACAAGGAGACTGGCGAGTTTGACCTCACACGCGACCCAGTGCTTCGCGTTAAGTTTAACCAGATTCGTAACCAATACCAATGTAATATCTATGACGAGAACTCCAGACCCCTTTGGGTGCGCGATGAGGCAGACTCCTATGACGAAAGCAATACTCCCATGAGCTACTTCAAGAAAGGCATGCAGGTCGCAACAGTCATTGAATGCGGAGGCATCTGGTTCATGGCCAATGGTAAACTAGGTGTTACTTGGAGACTCATGCAAGCAGTCACACAGAAGCCACCTGACACTGTGTTCAGTAAGTGCTTATTGTCGCTAAACTCTGAAGATAAGAAGGCTATTCAGAACGCAGTTGTTACCGACGACAACGAAGATGAATCCGCTGGAGCCAAAGCATCAGTGAGCACCGCAGTAGAGGAATCCGATGAAGAGGAGGAGGAAGAAGAGGAGGAGGTTGAAGAAGAGGAGGAAGAGGAACCAGTGCCTGAACCCGTCAAGACTATCAAGAAGAAGGTCGTGCGCGCCAAGAAGTAAGCAAAATAAAAAACAAAACTAAAAAACATGTAATCATATCATAACTAAAATAAAACATAATAAAATATAGAGTCGCCAACACGACCCTATATTTTTACTTTCATTCAACTGTAGTTGAATCACACAATAAATCTTACCGATACAAACACATCGCCGCGTTCCGTCACGTTGTACATGTCTTTTTCATGAATGCGTAGCACGCCTGCGCCATATATGCAAACGATCTGACTAGGAACCACGAATAACCTGTCATGAGGAACACGTACTATTTTTGTGGTTCCAGGAATAGTCACATCGGTCCAACTGGACTTGTCTAACAAAGCGGGTGAAAATGTGATATCCAATGATATATGCAGGTTGTTATCGTCGTCCAGCGTACATGTCCCAGTGGTGTCAGACTGCTGCTGCTGCTGTTGCAATGGGAGTGGAGACTCGCATATAACCAAAATCTCCTGTCCATCGCGGCTCTTATCGTCAAAGTATATCTCTCGATGCCACAGTGGTACAAGGTAGGTATGGCCTTCTACTTTCAGTTTATATACGTTGTCGTTGCATAGATCGTCCATAGTAGGATTGACTGTATAGATTCGGAAATCCTCAAACTTTGTCTGGATCACGCAGCGTATACGATCAATCACATCATCAGATAGATGCAATAATTCGCGATGAGCGCATAGAAATTGGTAGATTGTGATAGATGTCTCGCGATCAATGTTTTCAAACACACCGACCGATATGTTTTGGTAGTCACCCACGATCTCTAGGATTTTACGATAGAGGAGGGATGACCCATTGGTCTGATGAGGTTGACTTGGTGAAGAATCAGTATTGGTGGTCATGGCACTCTTTACGAACTGGGCCAAAATATCAAAGTAACTCGCACCCGAACTCGCATCCAAGCTCGTGTCTGAATCCGAATCCGTATCCGATACCAATTCACTGACCATCTCGTATGCCTCTGTGAGGCGATGGAACGCCGAACACGCCTCTGGAGAATTACCGTTCTTATCTGGATGACATTTTAGCGCCAAACGACGATACTGTTTTCGGATTGAAGTCGTTGTCAATGTACAGAGTAACTGATCATGCATTTCAAGAACGACGAGTGCTGTTTGTATATCCATTTGTGTCTGTGTCTGTTGTTCTGATGGGTCTGTGTCATCACGACAATACGCCATATTACATATCATGGGTACAACTATCTATATGGTAGTATCTACTTGACATGATGTACCCATATCAATGGTTGTGTGTGGTGGTGGTGGTGGTAGTGATATCATATCATCATCAATAGTACTAGTACTAGTACTAACTGACCCATGTATGACACTCATAAGTTTATACATATACAACTCCACATGATAGATAGGTCGGTAGTTGTTGTTGTATAACTTGAAGAACTCGTAGGTGTGTTCCACACACACACTAATCACATCGTCATCAATGTACTCTTTCTTTATTAATGTAGAGAGAACAGACCACATACAACGGTGCACGTTGGCGTCGTAGACGAACAGATCATAGATACATTCACGCATGTCTAGAAAGTTCACATCAACTATGCCACTAGTTACCGCATTAACGATGTTCTGAACAATCACCTCAAATACTTCAACTTGAGACTGAGACTGTATGGAGTACAATGCCTTCATATTGCTAGCCCGTTCTGTGCCCTCCATAACAATATCAGGATTACGCTTTCGTACATGCTTCTGAACCATGACACTGCGCGGTCTGTTTATAGAGATCAATTCACAACATTTGACAATACTGTCGGGAAGAAAGCATACACTTTCGGCAATGAACATATACTTCAATTGGATTGGATTCGTCATACAATTGTTCTGCATATAACTGTACATCACGTCTAGTAGGTCGTTGCTAACTACGTGCATATTCTTGCATAGTATGATCCCAGTCTTGTGAAGTGTTCCACCTACAATGTCAGTGATCTGTGCATGTATCTCATGCCACAATGTCTTAGAATTGCATCCCAATAACGACATATCAACCTCGTAATGGATATCACTGATCTTGCACACGTATTGGTGCTTCCCGTTGTTGTAGCTGACGATCGTCTTTTTCTCATATTTTAGTCCACTAGGACTGTACTTGTTGATTATAGTAAGAGCCTGCGTATACTTTCCTGTCCCTGGCGGACCATATAGGATGATATGTTTCATATCGGTTAACTGTACTGGGAACTTGTCGTACATAATCTTTAGTCGGGGATGAAAGTTATGCTTCGCGGACGTTGTTACATACTCCTCAAAATGGGTTTCAAAGAACTTCATAGAGAGAACAAATATAATACGTAGTGTCGTACCATATATCACACCAACCCTTTACATTCTTTCGTTTTGATTTATGAACAATTGATTGGTTACTATATGATTGACCATCATCAGTATAGTATAAACACAAACCGATAGTATTGTAAAGGACCTAATACTTAACCTACATAAGCAGAGATGATTGCCGCAATGAAAATACAAAGGTTTAAGGCCGATAACATTTACCTATGCAAACCTATTAAAAATAAGGTCATGTCTGGAGGATTGTTTTCACGAATTATATACTCTCAGGAATCCGACAGCATGAATGGTATATATTTGACATTTGAAATGTATGGATGTGTCACAGAGATATATCCATCGAAGTTCAAACTTCATTTTGTGTCTGGGACTGGAGGAACAAGACATGATGGAATGGAATCAGACACATCTGTGATACAAACGATATGTACAATTGAACGCAATATTCTTTCGGTTCTTGACGGGTCAGGCAAGACACCTCAGTACAAATTACGAGAACAACTCGCACAAAATAATTTCAAGTTCTTCTTGTTGTCCAATACATTGGAACACGAGAAGACGAACGGATCGAGGAAATACGTAAGTGCGGGGGCAGGCGGTTCAACCAACAATACCAACAACAAACCAATCACAACAGATACCTATACAGTTTGTACTACACCAACAAGACAATCATCGTCAATTCCAATACGATTTATATTGAAAATATCGGGTATATGGTCGACATCAACTACTTACGGAATTACATACAAGTTCTCACGAGTGACCACAAATGTATGAACATCGTCCAGTGGGTATTGTATTAGTAGAGTAAGTAATTGGTATTGATTCCTATACCATCATACTAGTTGTGAATCCATCTGTGGTGTAAAACGTCAATATTATATACATGGTCTTCAGTAAGACAATAGCGAGTAGGTTCATAGCATATATACTCATACCAGCCACCTCGTCAATCGCTTGTGTTTTTATGTACTCTTTAGTCGTGGTTGCCTTATTGATCATATATAGCGTCAATGCGATTATAATCGTCATTATGTTCATCATACCAGAGAATGACTCACTCACCTGCCCATTTGCAATGATTTCAAAATGTTTTCCCACCAAGTAGATGACACTACTGAGTATCAACATAAACACCACAAGAGGTCCAATGGTAACCAGTGTGGAAAACAATGATTTAGCAGCAACGTTCGTCGACTTTGTTAATTTCTGGATAACGTTCGATGTGAACATGAGCATCCCCGTGATAATGAAGATGTACCCAACCATTAGACCCCATAGACTGTTTCGACTGACTTCGCCTACACACCCCATAATGATAATGAATCCAGCAAACATGAACGAGGTAGTAAACGTATTAAATATTTTTCCAATGGATATAGCGGCTACATTATCCGTCGCAGTGTCTGCATTTATATTCGTATTATCCATGATATACAGTGTACACACATAAATATTATGTGATGTGAGTGTATAGCGACAACATGTACGCGACAAGTAATCATCCTATCATACCCCCGCCGTCGCCAGCGGTTAAGGGTCCCGCAACCGATTCTAACGTAGACCATTACTTCGCATCTATCTCATCCGTGGATAGAAACATAGTAAAGTATCCCAACTCAAATACATTCTCGGTTGATCTTCCACAAGAATACACGAATATACATGGTGTGAACTTACATCATTCGTTCTTTCCCAATGTGTCTATAGACTTCACATTGGATCAGAACAATGTTGATTTGGTATTTCGGCTCAAGTCAATGCACTTACCCAACTCTACAACAACAAGTAATACAGTCGCAGAAACCATGATGTATATATTCACTATGCAGGACATTACTACTAATAACTATCATCGCATTCGTATCGCCGATGGTAACTATACACATTCACAACTTCTATTGGAGGTCCAAAACCGAATGAACCAAGTAGTAACAGATGCTATCACAGAGTTCTATAGTGACGACCCGTCCACTTACCGATGGGGAGACTACACGTACGTTGCTACCAATGTTCTAACCACGGAAGGACACTCTGTGATGATCAATCCGCGATACAGCTCATACGCAGCCGCGGCAGAGGCACACAACGCCATATTTGGAACGAATATTCCTATCCCAGTAGACAACTCTCCTATACAACCTATTGAATTGAGCCGACAGACAACTGTAAATACAAGCGCCCTCAACTCTCCACCCATCCTGGTCATTCCAACGGTCGAGTGGATCACTGACTTACATATGGGAGATGGTACATACAAGTCTCTACACGGTGATCCAACAGAGACAAACAAATCGGATACTTTCATACAAAAGTATGTGACAGACATGATTATTCAGTCGGGGGGATACGAATACTTTAAGCTGTTCTACGATGAAATCCAGAATAAGATTGTATTTGAGAATAATGTCTCTGACTTTGCAGTGATACATGACTTTGTACAATATTATTCTACGGACGCTCTCGATGCTGCAGGGGTCAGACATCGTTCATCAAATAGAGAGGGGTGTGATAGAGAATGTGTGTTTAGTGCATCGGGAAGACCAGACCATGTGAACTGGGGGCTACCCGTCTATATGGGATTTAGCGGGAAGGAATATACAGTTCCTTACACAGTAACAGGACCACTCCCAACCTTCTACTATTACGACAAGAACACGGACCCCTTATCATATAACCCATTCCATCATGCAACCACACCTGGACTCGCTGATGCAACCATACATGTATTGACTCCATGTGGGCAACTGAACTTATCTAGTGAGGTGTATTACTATCTAGAGATCGATGGACTAAATATAGTAGATGAACTACTACCATTCAACAATGATGCATACGCTGTAACGACAGGTACTAGCACAGGAATCATCAAATCTATCTTCTCTAAACGAGCAATACTGTCAAACATTGACATGCAGTATAGGTCTGGGTTGGGAGAGCACAAGATATTCGCGCCACCACTTCGTCGAATGAAACGAATCAATGTAAAGATACGGTACCACGATGGGAGATTGCCCGACTTTGGTTCGGTCCCATTTGACTTTACCCTGATGTTTGTATGTCAGAACAACCAACTCAGAGTACCAAATAGATTCGTTTCGCCTGCTTAATCATTTACTCCACTAGCTGTCATATGATATCTGTATCCAGATATATCATATTACAGAAATACGAACGTCAGTCATATCATATCATGGTCGCGGTTTTGCGGTCTAATATAATGCTACGACACACGATCCCCGCGATCCGCGCCTCCAACTTATGATCGATTGACTTCAACACCTCATTGACGAGTCCGTGGTACTGTTTGCGCCGCGACTCGGTGCCTTTGTGATGGTCTGGGTACGCCTCTCGCCAGTCACCGACCGCGACATTCAGCCTTTTTCCCACAAAGAACACAGAGTTGTTCAGCTGTATGGTGGCGGCCTCACCCTTTACCCAACCCGTCTCGTCCTTGATACACACTGTATTGCGATGCAGATCCGTACAGTGAATAGGTCTCTCTGTGATGGACATGTCCTGCATAGATTCAAGAATCTTACGAATGACTGTGGCAGCGTACCCGTCTTTACACATGCGATCCAAGTCGTCCACCGTACATACGATTGACTCCACAACCTCCTTGAGCGTGTACGCATTCTTACAATCCTCGTTGAGAAATACGTTCAAGTTGAACTGGTTGTTCATGGTGGTATTGTTCATGATAGTTTGTGGACTTTTCAGACTAATAGCTTCGACGAGCAGACGCGTCTGTTCCGCATGTGCCGCAACCTGTGCATCGCTATGTTTCATCGTCTGTGTATGTGATTGAGATTGGGTTTTGATCAGTAATGACATCTGTTCCGCGTGCGCCGATGCCTGGGCACCGAGGAGCGACGACATCTGTTCAGCATGCGCTTCCGCTTGCGCGGTGATGAGAGATTGAAAAAACAACACTGTGTTATCGGGACCGTTTTCTGACGTGACTGGTGCAGCTGAGTGGAATATGATATGATTGGTCGGTAACACATTTATGTCATTGGACAAGGGGTTTTTACATTTTTTCATATGATACCATAATGAGTTCCGATGCGCATATTCTTTGCCGCATACACAGGTGTGTTTTTGTGGAGGGGTAAAATCTGTTGATTTATTGAACGGTTCTATGTGATCCTGATTCATATGCTTTGCAGTGGATAAATGTCGGACGAGCTCACTATTACTACTGCATTTATACTGACATGTGTCACATACGAACGACTTTTTTGAAATATGGAGGGGTAATTCTCCAGACCCCGTTCTAAGAAGGTGTTTGCGTGTCAGTATATGTCTGCCATAATCCTTAAGATTGCTGCATGAGAAGTCACAATCTACACATACTTGGGTTGGGGTTTTTTCTCTTGATTTCATAAGTCTAAATGTTCTATAATACCCCTATACATTATAAAAATTGAAAGTCTGCTAATTTCAGTTAAATAATTTCTTATGCTAACAAACCAAAAGATGAAAACACTGTTTGTTACCATAACTATAAATTTTCATCGAAAACTCGAAACCAATTCGGATTTTGAAAAAAGGACAAAAATAAATGTCCTTTTTTCAAAAAGCTGAGTAGGTCTTGACTTTACAAATTTTTGATAAAGTAGGACATGTAACTACTAATACTACTATATTACACCGACCTTCTTCTGGGTGCGTGACGTCTAGATCTAGATCTCTTAGACTTCTTAGTTCTAGTCTTCCTCTTGGTACGTTTCATGTGTCTCCTAGCGACACGACGTCTGGTGCGACGACCGCCAAGACTCCCCATTCTTCTCATCTCATTAGGGAACGGACTTCCAACACCAATACCAAGACCAAGACTACGACTAGTAACACTATTATTGGGATTACTTGGATGGGACAATGTCGTTGTGCGTGGCCCAGTTGTCTGTGTTGGTATTGCGCTACCTTCTTTTTCCTCACTGCCGAGGGTGTTGACTTTGACGTCCATGGCCTGTTTTCTGGCCTCCATGGCCTCTCTAGCTTTTCGGGCTTTTTCTAGAAAGGTGCTTTCTAATGTCCCAGTAGTATTCATAGTAAGTTACCGATGTTATAGTATACCCTCATGTAAAAATAGTACATCGACACAAAAATGATTCATTTATTTCCAAAGAATTAGAATATACAGACATACCAACAATACCAAATATGACAACGAAACATACTTTAGGGCAATATTTTACAACCCATAATGAACTCAAAGAAAAGGTATTTGAGTTTATCTTAAATAGTCCGTCTAATATTTTAGAACCATCTATGGGACAAGGTGACTTGATTACATTTATTACAAATAAAATACCAAGTATAACATTTGATATGTATGAGATTGATACAAATATTACTTTATTGGATCAAATACAAAAAGATAAGGTTATTTATGGTGATTTTATGAAACAAACAATTACAAAAACATACAAAACAATAGTTGGAAATCCACCTTACGTTAGAACTAAAAAGGGAAACTTATATATTGATTTTACAGAAAAATGTTATAATTTACTTGACGATAATGGCGAGTTGATATTTATTGTTCCGTCTGATTTCCTTAAATTAACATGTGCTTCAACATTATTGAATCTTATGATGACAACTGGAACATTTACTCATTTATTCCATCCTCATAATGAAAAAATGTTTGAGAATGCATCTATTGATGTTATTGTGTTTAGATATTGTAAAAATAGTTTAGCTGACAAAAAAGTATTATATAACGACAACATGCTGTATATTACAAACAGCAATGGATTGATTACTTTTGGAGAAGAAGAAAATAATAATAGTGTAATGTTTCAGGACTACTTTGACGTTTATGTTGGTCTTGTTAGTGGAAAAGAAGGAGTTTATAAAAATGAAGAACTTGGTAACATTGAAGTATTAAACGGCGAAGATAAAGTTGATAAATATATTTATATTGAAAACTACCCTTGTGAAAATGATAAAATTAATACACATTTATCACACAACAAAAAAGAACTTATTGAAAGAGGAATACGAAAGTTTAATGAAAAGAACTGGTTTGAATGGGGAGCTCCAAGAAATATTACTACCATACGCACTAATCTTGGTAAAGATTGTATTTACATTTATAATTTAACACGGAAACCAAATGTATCATTTGTAGGTAAAGTTAATTATTTCGGTGGTGGATTAATAATGCTTAAACCAAAAAAAAAATGCGATTTAAATAAGATAGCATCATACATAAATAGTAATACATTCAAAAATAATTTTATGTTTTCTAGGAGGTTTAAAATAGGACATAGACAAATATGTAATTCTTATATTCCAAATGAATATCTAATATTAGATACTATACACGGTAGTTAGATCCACAACTCCATCTATCACATATATCATTTTTATCGACACATAGTGTATATGCCCGCCATACATACTATGCACCCAGTTCTCGTACGAATCGGCTACTTCGGTCCAAGAATTCTAATGGTATTATCACTTATCGTATCAATGTCCCATAAAATGGTCATTATTGGTATTATACTAGGATCGTCCATAAATTATATGATAAACTCGACACTGAAGAAGATTATCAAAGAGCCGCGTCCATCACGAACATACCACTACGTGTCGTCGGATCTTACTGAAAAAACAAGAAGTGCATCCGAACTCGGAACACAGTCGTACGGAATGCCATCGGGACATTCACAGAACGTATGGTTTTACACAAGTTTCATGTACTTCACCTTTAGAAATATGTATATCACTTTACTGTTTATGGGGGTCGCAATCACCACAAGTATCCAGCGCGTAGCGTACTTAAACCATACATCAAAACAGGTTGTTGTTGGCTGCGTTATCGGAATATTAATTGGATACACTATGACCAAAATCATGGCCAAGTTGGTGCCATATATCAAGAATACTGCTATTTTTCATACATTTGATGCGAGAAAAGTGTATTGGTAATCACACGAAGATGATTCATTTTTTACCGTAGTACTTCTTGTACTGACCACCAGGTTTCGTATAATTACATGAATGCTTACCAGGCCATTTTTTCAGTACATCGACCACCTCGTCGTACCGTATGTTATCGCGAGGACGGTTCCCAAAAGGGAGCTTCACGTTGTTCTCACCCCACCGCGCGAACAACCCGAACCGACCCAGCTTGACCATCACTGGCAAACCGTCGTACTCCCATCCTGTTTCGGTTTCAGTTTCAGTTTCAACATCCTCTGATACTACTACAGGTGGCGCCTTTGGTGCCGCCTCTACGGCGGCGGCGACGGTCCTTCGTACTTCCGCGCAGAGCGCGACTGAACTTTTTGAGCCTGAATCGCCCAATGCGATCGCCTCCAACTGCGTTTCCATAGCACTGGTGTAGTCATACGCAAACAGCCCTACGAAATGGGTCTGCAAGTATTCGGACACAGCCAGACCCAGTGGTTGTGCCAACATTTTGTTCTTCTCGGCGCCGATGATGCGTTCGTTGACCTCGACTGTGATGTCCTTTGAACCAGAAATGACCTCATATGTCTCACATTCTACAGATGTACCTGCTACATTGCCACGCTTCACGTACCCGCGGTCTTGGATCTTCTCCACTAGACTTGCGAAGGTAGATGGACGCCCGATACCACGCTCCTCTAATAACCGTACGAGGCGCGCCTCGGTCGGTAAGGGTCGTGGAGCCGTTGGCGTACCCACCGCACGCACGAAAGTATACGGAACCGTATCGGGGAAAGTCGAACTGGACAACGCCTCCAGATACGCGTACTCGTGCGCCTCCTTATTCACAGTCTCCTTCGCTCTTGGATGAAGGATTTCCCAACCCAGAAATATCGGCGACTCTGTTGTCGCCTCGTAATGATAATCGTGTTCAGGCGCATTCACTCGTACTACCAACCGATTGTACTCCGCAGGCGCCATGCAACTACCGATCGCCGTTTCCCAAATGAGCCCATATACCTTACGGTCATATGCATCGGTCACCGTGGATGGTAACGTGCGCAAGCGCGCTGAGGTCGGGCGAATACTCTCATGAGCACCCGCACCCGATGACACGAGCGTATCCACCGTTTGCGACACGTAGCGCACGTCATTGAACGTCTGTTCGATGTATCGTTTTGTGGCATCCACGAACTCCGCACTATAAGCAGACACATCTGTGCGCATGTATGTAATGAATCCAGCTTCATACAACCTCTGACAGGATGACATTGTTTGTTTGGGTGATAGAGAGAAAGTATTGCTAGATGATTGCTGCAGCCTCGATGTGGTCAGCGGTTTCGGCGCCGCACGAATGCTGACCTTTTGTGGCGGAGACGGGAGCAGTTTGTGGACGTGTGTGAGCGTAGTGTCAAGGAATGATATTAATATTGGTTCTTCTTTGGTGTCAAACGAATGCGTTAAGTCAAACCGAATATTCTTACCAGTGAAGAGGCCATGTACCTTGAATGTGACCGACGTATCCGCGCTGTTCTGAGAGGCTTCACTCTCATCGATCACGAGGCGCAGGCTCGGTGTCTGACATCGACCCGCCGAAAGTGACGGGCCCTTTTTTTTCCCTGGTCCCGAAATACCACTGGCCCACAGAGCGGGGCTCACGCCGTACCCAATACTCATATCAATAACCTGTCGGGCTTTCTGAGCCTCTACAATGCTCATATTGAGTCGCGTATCAACCGACCGTTCTACCCCAGTGACCACTGCATCCTGTGTGATCTCGTGGAATATCGCGCGACGCGTGGTAGCCACGTTCAGTTTCAAGAGAGAACAGACGTGCCACCCGATGGCCTCGCCCTCACGGTCGTCGTCCGTTGCGATAATTACCTCGGATGCTTGCGCCGCCTCTGACTTCATTGTTGAAATTGCTTTACGCATCGGTGCGGTCTTTAAGTTGGTGTACTTGATGGCCAGCGCCCCAGCCTCCTCGTCTATATTAATATCGGATAACGATGCGATCTCACGGAAATGACCCATACTTGCTACACATCTGTAGCCTGGCCCCAAAAACTCTTCAATCTTGCGACACTTGGCAGGCGATTCCACGATCACCAAGGAGTACTCGCCTCCGTCTTTTCTCTCTACCTTCTTAACTAACAACGATTTCATTCTCCCTGTCTTACTCATTGTGTCTGTTAGTATCATGCTGCTCATATTGATACATGCCTTGTTGGTATGTATCTATATCTCGTCCATAAATCGCTTCTTTCTTCTCTCTACAAGTCAGATAAAGATGTATCTAGGGGCGATAGAAATTGTCTGGTACCTCGTTCGTGGCGAACGCCATGTGTCCAATATCGTCCATGGATTTATTGTACAGCTCGGACACGATCGCCAAAGGGTTAAACACCTTGCGCACGAGGTAGAGAGCGATGAGCAATAACAGTGTCAGGCCGCCATAATAGATTAGCTTCTTCTTCATCGGAACGTTCGGGTTGTCCATGGTATGTAGTAGTAGTAGTAGTACTGGAAGACAAGAAGGACTCTATGAAGTATACTATAGAGAGAAATTAGTGACGGATATTTGTCTGAGTTTTTATCACCACCTATAGAATATAAGACATATAGACGGACTTATACGAATCATGGGAGCCTTTTGCAGTTATGAAAAAAACACAGCTGAACTAGAGGCGCAAGAGATAAAATTGTTCTCACTTGAGAGTCGTGTTATGGAGCTCGAACAAAAGGTGTTCTTGAACATTACAACAACGTCCGATGGTCGTATGGTCTTCGGTAACGATACGAAATCCGACCCCCCACCCCAGTACCAATATCCTATACCACCAGCACCACCAACACCACCAACCAGCATTATACAATTACCACCACCATACGGCTACAACAGGAGCGCGCCACTGAACACCGACCGTCGCCAGACAAGTCCTCATGGGCTTGCAAAATCCGTCCCAGACTATCAGAATGCTCTATGGGAGACGCTTTCTAAGTGATTCGCCGATATTGTTATTTTTACAGCAGGAAAAGGTTATAGAAGAATACGTAGGCAACGCCAACCTCAAATATTATATCATACCCCAATACCATAAACGTATCCCAATTATTCACGGGCTTTATGGTGTATTCTTGAAGGGACGACTCTT